AATAGAAATGATTGAAGAATGTGCTGCATTCCCTTATGGTGAGAATGATGATTTAGTTGACAGTATGACACAAGCAATGATGCGTTATCGTCAAGGAAATTTTATTTCGTTAAAGGATGATTATGAAGATCCAATCAAAGCACTCTATGAACAATATCCTGAGTATTACTAATGACTAGATTTGTCCCAATGAATAAGGTATAAAAAATTATGGCAGAAAATAATATAGATCAAAAAATACAATCAGTTGTGGGCGAAACAATTGAAGATGCAATTCAGAACGAAGAACCTGTTGATATAGAAATTGTTTCTGAGGAAACTATTGTTACAGATGAACCGTTGAACGCGAAAGATGATTTTTTTGCAAACCTGGCAGAAGACATGGATGACACAGATCTGGGTCGTATTTCTTCTAACTTAATGGAAGAATATGAAAATGATAAATCCTCTCGTGATGAATGGTCCCAGACGTATGTTCAAGGATTAGATTTACTAGGATTTAAATATGATGATAGAACAAGACCATTTCGTGGAGCAAGCGGTGTTACCCATCCACTATTAGCAGAAGCCGTTACCCAATTTAGTGCAACAGCCTTTAAAGAAATGATGCCCTCGGATGGACCGGTTCGAACGCGTGTCGTGGGAAAAGAATCGGTTGAAGTGTATCAACAAGCACAACGCGTTAAAGAATTTATGAATTATCAAATTACACAAGTAATGGAGGAATATACACCAGAGCTTGATCAGATGTTATTTTATTTACCCCTTTCAGGATCAACATTTAAAAAAGTTTATTATGACGGAACACTAGACCGCGCTGTTTCTAAATTTGTTCCAGCCGAAGATTTAATTGTTCCTTACACAGCAACCGATCTTGATTCATGTGAAAGAATTACCCATGTGGTAAAACAATCAGAGAATGATATTCGAAAAAAACAAGTGGCAGGATTTTACCGAGATATAGAACTTAATCCAACAGCCGAAGATCCAACCTATAATGCAGCAAATATTCAAGGAAAGATTGATCAAATAGACGGAATTCAACAAACAGGGGAATCCTATATGATTACTCTCTTAGAAATGCATGTTGATTTAGATTTAGAAGGATATGAAAATAAAGATGACAAAGGAGAACAAACAAAAATTAAACTTCCCTACATTGTTACAATGGATGAACAATCAGGAAAAGTTTTAGCTATTCGAAGAAATTATGATGAAGATGATCCTTTATACAAAAAGAAACAATATTTTGTTCACTTTAAATTTTTACCGGGATTAGGATTTTATGGATTTGGATTAATTCATTTAATTGGCGGTTTATCACGAACAGCGACACAAGCTCTTCGTCAATTGATTGATGCTGGAACTTTATCTAATCTTCCTGCAGGTTTCAAGACACGCGGTCTACGGATCGCCGACAATGATAGTCCGTTACAACCAGGAGAATTTAGAGATGTAGATGCCCCGAGTGGGGCTATTAGGGAGGGTTTAATGCCACTTCCGTATAAGGAACCTTCTACCACCTTATTTAATTTATTAGGATTTGTTGTACAAGCAGGTCAACGCTTTGCTCAAGTAGCCGACATGCAAGTTGGTGATGCAAATCAAGGAGCTCCTGTTGGAACGACTATTGCATTACTTGAACGTGGTTCGCGTATCATGAGTAGTATTCACAAAAGAATGTATTACTCTATGCAAAAAGAATTTAAGTTATTAGCCAATGTAATTCAAACATGTTTACCAAATGAATATCCGTATGCAGTTGTTGGTGGCGAAAGATCTATAAAACAAAGTGACTTTGATAATAGAGTAGATATTATTCCCGTCGCTGATCCCAATATATTTTCAATGGCTCAACGTATTCAATTGGCACAAACACAACTTCAATTAGCAACTAGTGCACCACAATTACATAATGTAAAAGAAGCATACATTCGTATGTATGAAGCACTTGGGGTTAAAGATATTGACAAAATTATGAAGTTAGAAAAACCAGAACCAATGAGCCCAACACAAGAAAATCAAAAATTAATTGATCAAGACAAAATTGAGGCATACGAAGGTCAAAATCATGATGCCCATATTCAAGCTCATATTGTTTTTGGTTTATCTCCTATTGTCCAATTAATGCCACAAATTGCTGTTGATTTAAATAAACACATTTTAGAACATGTAACATTAAAAGCAAAAGAAGCAGTAGCTGGTCAAATTGAACAAGCAGAACAACAAATGGGTCAAGTAGCTGAAGGTGAAAACATTGAAGATATGACACAATCGCAGATTGCCACATTAGAGGCACAATTTATGCAAGAGGTAAAACAATTACAAAGTCAGTTAAGTGGAGAAGGAGAACCAGATCCTATTATTGCCTTAAAACAACAAGAGCTGCAACAAAGAGCAATGAACGATCAACAACGACTTCAGTACGATCAACAACGATTAGGATTTGATCAACAAAAATTACAACAAAAGGATGAAATAGATAGGGCTCGAATTGATTCAGCAGAAGATATTGCTCAATTAAGAGCTAATGTTAATTTGAAAAAATTTAAAAAAGATGCAAAAGGTCCAGGATTTCAGTACATAAAAAATGGTGGATAATAAAATTATTAGTGCACAACAGCTATTTGATATTTATTTAAAAAGTTTAGATGAATATATTAGCAAAAATGTAAATAATCATGAATGTGCTCTTATTATGGCAGAAGCATTTATAGTAAAAGTAAAAGAATTATTTGCTGGGAAAGGATATCCTGAAGACCAAGCTTTACTATTTGTAAAACATGCTTTACAAGAATTAGATGAAAACAAACCAACAATACATTGAAGGAGAAAAAAATGGCAACACCTAAATATATAAATGGATCTAAATATCCTAACGCTAAAATGTCTGTCTCCAATGATCTAAATCCTTATGCAGGACCTACAGTAAATAAAGCTTATGCCCCTTCTACAGCGGCTATGAGAGTTCAAGGACCTACAAAAATAGACAATTTAGGTAGTGGACCAAAAGGACAACGCAGTAAAATGCAAATTAAAAAAGTTCCATTTAAAGGGCTAAAATAATGGAATGTAAGAACTGTGGACATGGCTGTCATTGTAGTAATGGCGGTTCTTGTCAATCATGTGATTGCAAAAATTGTGAACATACTGTAGATTAACAATCCTAAAAAAGGAGGTTATATGAACTTACTTAAAGATTTATGGTCACACTTAAAAGAATGGTCGGACTGGAAAATGAAGGACTGGATTAAAGCTGCTATTGTAGCAATTATTGTCTTGTTTATTGTTTCTAAAATGATTGGTGGGGGCGCATAATATGTTAAATCTTATTGGCAGTTTATTAGGAGGTAAAGGCGGTGCCTTAAAAACCATTGCTAAAGTTGTTGATGAGATTCATACCTCAGAAGACGAGAAATTAGATAAAAAGATTTTAATGCAACGCATTCAACAAAAACTTGTAGAAAAACAATTAGATGTTAATGTTAAAGAAGCCAGCCATCGCAGTGTATTTGTGAGTGGCTGGCGACCAGCAATTGGCTGGGTAGGAGCCTTTGCATTAATGTTTGAGTTTATTTTATCTCCTTGTATAGAATGGTATGCTAAGTTTTCAGGAATGGCTATTGCAGCACCTGAAATCCAGACTGGCCCCTTACTAGCAATTGTCACTTCAATGCTCGGTGTAGCCGGAATGCGTAGTTTTGAGAAGGCAAAAGGTCTTACTAAGTAATGGCTATTCCTAAAGGACCAGGAATGGGTGTTAGACAACGGACAGCTAATGCAGCTAATTTAAAAAGAAATATTGCAAGAAAACCTATTGGCGATCCTACAGGTCAAGGTTTAAAAGGTAAAACTTTAACTGGTGGTACTATGCAAATAAAAAGAAATGTAGGGACTAAAGTTCCTGAAACAAGAAAAAAAGGTGGAATGGTAAAAAGTTCTGCTCAAACTTCTGTTATTAAAGGGGCTCAAGTAAAAGGCTCTAGAGAAGGATCAGTTATTAAAGGACCTAAAGCAAAAGGATCAAGAGAAGGATCAGTTATTAAAGCTAAAAAAGGGGGATGGATTCAAGACGCTATTAAAAAACCTGGAGCTCTTCGTAAATCTTTAGGTGTTAAAAAAGGAAAAGATATTCCTGCAAGTAAATTAAATAAAGCTGCAAAGAAAAAAGGTAAAATGGGACAAAGAGCACGGTTAGCTAAAACATTACGTGGTTTTAAAAAGTAATGCCTTTTAAATCGGCTAAACAGAAAAGATATTTATTTGCTAATAAACCAAAACTTGCTAAAAAATGGGCAAAAGAATATAAGGAAGGAGGACCTATAAAATCTAAAAAAATACCTTTAAAAGGAAAATTTAAAGATCTTAACAAAAAAAGACAACCAAGAACAAGACGAGTTGTAATGAAAGGAGCAAGATAAAATGTCTGAAGTTTTAAAAAAAAGAATACGTGATCATGAGGGGTTTCGAGATACTCCTTATCTAGATTCACTTGGAAAAGCTACTATAGGGTATGGTCATCTTATTACTGATGAAGATAATTTTGAAAATGGTAAACAATACACCAAAGATGAATTATTAAAATTATTTGATAAGGATTTTGCAAAAGCAGAAATGGGCGCTGATCAATTAGTTGGTCATATTCAAGAATTACATATTGAAGCAAAAAATATAATTACAGAAATGGTGTTTCAGCTTGGGACTCAAGGTGTAAGAAATTTTCGTAATATGCTAGATGCCCTTGAAAGTAGGGATTATAAACGTGCGAGTGCCGAGATGCTCGACTCACGTTGGCATGCACAAACAACCAATCGTTGTGAAAGTTTAGCAAAAATTATGGCTACATGCAGTTAGGAAAAGATTTATATAAGGCATTAATACTGCGGTATGAACATGCCATAGCGGATGCTAAAGCTAGATTAAAAATTTATTTTGAAAACCCTGTGGGGATTGGGGAACACCCTCAACATACCGAGGAAATGGATAAGTTATTAAGTCAATTATCCGCTGCTCAAGATAATAAAGAAGCTTTAGAAAAAAATTTTAAAAATATGTATGGATTAGATCACGAATAGTATGGAACTTATAAAAGTTGTTGAATGGTTAAAAAAAATAATAAAAACTAGACAAGAAGCGATAGAAACAGTTATAACAGCAGATGTAAAAACTTTAGAAGAATATAAATATATTTTAGGGAAATTACACGCTTACAGAGAATTAAATCAGGAACTCACGGACCTGCTAAAAAAACAGGAGCAATTGGATGACGACTTTAAAAACTAACGCAAAACCTAAATTAATTGTCCCAAAACATATTTGGGATACAAAAACCCCTGAAAAAGAAAAAAAAGAACTAGAAAAAGTACCAGAACCTACTGGTTGGAGAATGGTATTATACCCTTTAAAATTAAAAAACAAAACCTCTGCAGGATTACATTTAACTGATGAAACAGTAGAGCAATCTCAAATTGCTACAAATGTATGTAAAGTTTTAAAAATGGGGCCTAGTTGTTATAAAGGTCAACCAGAAAAGTTTCCTGATGGTCCTTGGTGTAAAAAAGGAGATTGGGTTCTTATCACTAGATATGCAGGATCAAGAATCCGCATTGAAGGTGGTGAACTAAGAATAGTCAACGATGATGAAATACTGGCAACCATTGATGACCCAAGAGATATTTTGCCAGCTAACATTTTATAACATGGAGGCACCATGCCAGAAATAGAAAAAATAAAATCAGAATCAGAACAAATGGTTCCGATTGATACATCAGGTGATCCCGTTGATGTAGAATTAAAAGACGATCAAACAAAAGAAGGAGAAGGAGAAGGAGAAGGAGAAGTAGTTGCAGAAGAAGTACAAGAAGAAACAGAAGTACAAGAAACTACATCTGATAATAAAGAAGAGGCAGAAGAATATTCTCAATCTGTTAAAAAAAGAATTGATAAATTAACTTTTAAAGTTAGAGAAGCAGAACGCCAAAGAGAAGAAGCTCTTCGATATGCTCAATCAGTTAAAAAAGAAAGAGATGAATTAGGTACTAAAATTAAAAAAGTTGATGATGGATATTTAACAGAATACTCTGCAAGGGTTAAATCTGAATTAGATAAAGCTCAAGCTATTTTAGCTAAAGCCATTGATGATGGAGATGCTAAAAAACAAGTAGAAGCACAAAAAGCTATTGCTAAACTTACAATTGAGGAGGAAAGAGCTGCTTTATCTTTAAAACAAAGAGAAGAAGATAAAAAAGAAAAAACATCTTCTCAAACACCTTCCCCTAATCCTCAACAAGCACCTCCCCCTGCTCCTCCTGATCCTAAAGCGGAAGCATGGGCAGAAAAAAATTCATGGTTTGGAACCAATGAAGGAATGACTTATACTGCTTTATCTATTCATAAAAAACTTATTCAAGAAGAAGGATTTGACGGAAAGAGTGATGAGTACTATAAAGAACTTGACAAACGGATTAAAAAAGAGTTTCCTCATAAATTCGAGGATAAAGACAAGAGTAACCGAGTAGTTCAGACGGTTGCCTCTGCAAATAGATCTACTAAATCTGGACGCCGCACAGTGAGACTCACACCTTCACAAGTTGCGATCGCAAAAAAACTCGGTGTGCCCTTAGATGAATACGCAAAACACGTGAAGGAGGCGTAAATGGAACAAACTGAAAATAAAGTTGAACAAATTAAAAAGACCTCACGCAAAGCTGAAACCCGTGAAAAGGTTGCTCGTAAGAGAGGATGGGTTCCTCCATCAAGCT